ATTAAGTGTCGCTATATGCAACTTATGTAAGCTGGGGAATTCGGCTGTCCTTCCATAAATCGTTGCCAATAAATGAGTTATGACTCTCGGCGTAAAATCAATGGTAGGGTGAGATTCCCGTTGGGGTAACTTTTTAGCCGCCATAAGGCGGCTTCTTTATTAGACTTACGGTGACACTGGATATTAGAAAAGGAAACTACGCTCAATTCTACGCTTGCAATCTCACGAGGAGCATGCTACAATAGGTTGTGTAGCACTTTTGGGAGTATTGCATGGAGATTTCAACATGACACTGAATGAACATCGAGAATGGAAGAAGGAACACCCAGACTTCCCGCTGACCGTACACCCAAGCGGCCAATGGTCTAAACGGGTCCGTGGCAAGGTCCACTACTTCGGTACACTAAACAGCCAAGAGGCCGCCCTGGCACTATGGCTCAAGGAGAAGGATTTCTTGCTTGCCGGAATGGAGCCTCCCTCCTACAATAATGGGGTTACCTTAGAGAGTATGTTCACCGACCATCTGAGGGATGTAGACGAGAGGATTGCGGTCGGCCGGCTGTCCATGAGGACCAGGGGCGACTACACCGCATTACCGAAAATCTTTGCCGAGGCTGGACTATTGGGGATGCCCGTCAAGGCGCTTGAGCCTATCCATTTCACGATGATCGCCAACGCGCTTGGGAAGTCCGGCCGGACGCTACGGACGCAGAAGAACATCATCATGGCGATAAGGGCGGTATTCAACTGGGGCGGGCCGGACGGGATGGGGCTGTTCGACAAAATTAGCTTCGGTCCGCGATTCAAGGCCCCGTCGTCCGAGGCAATCGAGGTCGAGCAAGAGGAGGCCGGACTGCTGCGGTTCTTCGATCAGGAAACGATCCTAGGCGCCATGGAGACCGCAACTCCGATGCTGAAGATCGCCATTCTGCTAGGGATCAACTGCGCATTTTACCCCAGTGATACAATAGCCATCACGCTAGACCATCTCCACCTGGACGAGCCGATACCCTACCACGACTTCCGCCGCGTCAAGACGAAGCGCCGGCGCATGGCGATCCTCTGGCCCGAGACGGTTTCTGCGATCAAGGCGTACATTAGGCGTCGTCGCCCGCTGGACAGCAGCGAGAGGAGGCTGCTGCTGACACGCGACGGAAAGCCGTATTCTGCCCCCAAGAGTAGTTCCGATTTAATCCGGTCGTTCAATCAGACAGTCAAGCGGATTGGGGGACGTCAGAAGTACGCTAGCCTTGGATCGCTCCGGCATACTTACGCCACGATAGTTGACTCCGTGCCGGATCAGGTTATGATTGACTTAACCATGGGGCACACAAATAAGAGTATCCAGAAGCGGATTTACCGTCAATTTAACTTAGATGAGCTACCGCGACTTAGGGTACTAGCGGACGAAGTTCGGGCGTGGTTATTCAATAAGAAAGGAGCACAATATGCCAATACAGAAAGATGTAAGGAAAGCCATCGAGCAACTGCGACTTGAGCGCGATTGGTCCAAGGCCGAGGTAGCCAGGCAGTCGGCGTTAATCAAGGTGTGTCGCAAAGTCTTTTCTCCATGATTCGTAAATCTCCGAATACAACTCACCCCACATTCTGTCATGCTGAAATGCCCTATCAATCGCAACGACATGCGCCCACTCGTGTAGCAGCGTATCGACTTGCCCTTGATATGGTTGTCTGGAGTTTATGCGAATGCAGTAATCGACACCATTAAGCCGCGTTACTCCGCAGTCGCGTGCCATCCTGACACGGCGGACATTCACCCACCCGTCGACTGGAAAGTTTTTACGAAGACTACGAAGTAGCTTCCGCCATTCTTTCAGGTGCATTCGCATGGACTTGGCTCCCCTGTAAATATTCCCAGGCTGAACAGAACGTGCCTAAGCGACCCGTCAGACCATCTGTGCATACGGTTCCATGGCCTAGGAACCGTAATTGCCATACCGCCGGATTCGCGAAACCTTTGAATGTTCCTATCAGAGTCGTCGATCAACAGGCTGCCGGGCTTTGCGCAACAATGCTTCGCTGGGCCGATAAGGTATCGCCGATGCAGTTCCTTCGGCATGAAAGAGTGTATCCATTCCAATTTTCCAGCGAGGCAGTCTGGATCAAGCGTAGGCGCGGTGAGAATGCAGATGTTCTCCATACCAACGATAGAAGCACACCCTTCGATGAGCAAGTCGCATTCAGGGGACTTCGGAATACTCGCCCAAAAGTCGCGCTTGATTGATTCCCAGAAGGCGGAAATCGTGAATGTGCGAAATTGGTGAAGGCAGTTCGCAGCATGTATAATATCGAATCCCCACTCCGGCTGAAATGCAGAGTTGTCGAATTCGTCGACTGGACAGCCGACATACTTCAGCGCGCTCATTGTGCAGCAGTTGAGTACGTCGTCTAAGTCAAGGAAAATTTGCTTTGTCTTCACTTCACTAGCCTCCTGTCTCTGGGGAGAATTCCTCACCACGACAGCTAGATTCACGTTGTAACTGCGATTTCGATGTCAGTTTAGTCAGCGCCACTTCGTACTCGTGGAGATATCCCAGTGCATTGAATACGATAGCGCAAAGCGCTTCATCCGTAGTCACAGCGTGGCCGTCTCGCTTGTCGCGTACAAGGCCGTGCCCCCTGTGGAGCGTCCACAGGTCCATGAAATGCCTGAACATCGATTTAATGTACGTGTCAGTCGGTATTCCTCTCTGCCAGTTGTCACTCGGACGCAGTTTTCCGTCTGACTGCAACATGTGCGAGTCCATATATTCAGCGTACCTACGAAGTGCCAGCGGACTCAAGAAGCCCTCGTAGTCGAGTTTCCCAACGTCGTTGTCTCTTGTAGCTCCAGTGTCGAATGTCCTGATTTCAGAAGTCTCCTGAATATTCACGACCTGAGCCTGGTCAAAGCTGTCTTCCGGTGGTGCCATCTAGTAACCTTTCCTGTCTTGAACTTGGATTTGTGGTACTTCTCACCCCTGCCGCATGGCATGATTTCGTGGTATGGTACTCCGTCGAGGATTACGGCAGCCGCCAGAATCGGACGATCCTTTATGTGACGGCCATAGGCAAACTGGTAAGCGTCAATGTCGATTCCGCAGCCAACGTCGACAGAGAAAATTCGTTGCAGCGGATTTGCCCGCCATTTCACGCCGGCTCGCGAGTGGCAGTGCCCCATAACTACTGACATGAGCATCTTACCAGCTACGTTCCACGCAGGGTGCATTCCGCTGAATGCCGTGCCATGAAAGTAATAGACGCCATCGACGATATGTTCATGCTTCCAATCCCAGCCAGGGGTATTCCATGTCTCCCTGTAATCCCTAATGAATCGAGATGGTATATTGACTGACTCCGCAAGCCGCAGCACGCGCTCATCGTGATTCCCAATGCAGACTTTCGCCGCCGGAAAAGCATTCTTCCATACCTGAATCTGCTGCTTAGCTAGTAGGTATTCGTCATCCGGCCCTGGGCACATTGGGTTCATGGCATGGAAACTGATCGCCTGAAAATCAACTACATCGCCAACGAATACGATTTGATTACATTGCCACTCCTTATACAGGTCTTTGCAGAATCGCAAGTAACCTGGATGAGTTGCCGGAGCGTGAATGTCACCGATTGCTAGGACTCTTGCCATTGATTTCCCTTAGCGATTCCCTGGCGCGACATGCCAGGCGGTAGAAGAGTTTATGGGTGATAAGCTGAAGGCTATCGAGAGCTACGAGGTCATTTACTATGTGATACAGTAGAGCTGCGTCAGCGGACAAGTGAGCTGGTAAATTGGGTTGCTTAATTTCTTCCGGGTTACCTTCGGCGGCTGGTTGCAGATGGTGGCCACACATCGGGCATGGCTTAGCCGACACTACCGAAAGTTTCCGATACAGGTAATAGTATCTGCGTACAGCGCGAACTACCCCCGGCGTCACCCTTACCCGCTCGGCTATGTCTTTAGTACCCAAACCGTCGATTAGTAAGAGGCGAGTTTGCTTAATGGAATGCTCTGGTATGGATCGGATAATCCCCATAGCTCTACGCGATCGCAGCACGGTAGTATGAGAGACTCCGGCTACGCTCGCGACATGCCTATCGGTAAGACCATCATCTAGCATGGAGCGTATGAGTTCTTCGGTTTCGTATGGTATAAGCATTAGCCAACCCTCGTAATAGACAACACCACTCTTGGCCAATTGCGGTCTATCTCAAAGTCTGGTGGCTCCCTGCGCATATGCGCGTAGTCGTCATCTGACACGAGACCGGCGTCTACGATGCCGTCGTAGGCGGCCTTCAGCGAGCCGATGGCGTTATCCTCGTCGCGACGGCGCTTCGTCTTGTGGAAGAATTCCGCCTTGACGCTGCACGCGGACCACGGGAACGTCTCAATTTGCTCTGCCTCTACGGCTTCGCAAGCCAGGCGACGATACCGCTTAGACGCAGAGGCTTTCATCATCCTGCCGCCAAAACTGCCAATCGTACTATTGGGTTGAAGTACCTTGGCGGGCAATGGCAATATGATTACGACGGTTTCACTCATGCGACTTATTGTTTTTGAGTGCGGGGAAGAATTTGGGAGTCCAATAACGGAGAGTCTTGCCTTCGACGTGGAAGGCTATCTCCCCAGCCTCGATTAAATCAGCGAGCATTTTGTTTCGCCCGCTCTGGTCAGTCCACTGCGTTTTTCTCGTGATATCGCGCTTAGGGCATCCCTGTTTCCCGTATTTCTTAACTACCGCAAGTAGGTCCCGCTTATTCTGCTCGATCCTCGTTGAGACGATCTCTGGTACAATACTCTCGCAGAAACCGCGCAGTAGAAAGCGCACGAGTCTACACGCATAGTCAGCAATCGATGCGGTTATGACTGGCTTATCGAAGTTCTCGCCGGCTGCAATTATCAACGCTATGCGCCTGGCGTTTTCTTCGGACTTAGCCCATAGGCACGATGTCTCAGACTCCCCTCTTGATTCGTCGTCCAGTGTAACGAAGAGATTATCTGCATCGTGATCTGTCTGTACTATAATTTTTCCTGGAGGAGCCTTGTCGTAGTTATTAGTCACTAGACTTGATACTGTGTGCCCATCGTTAATTACTCCTCCGCGTGCATACCAAGCTGCTGCTTTCTTGGCAATGTCGCCAGGAACCTCCTCGCTGTATTTCTTGCGTATTTTCCGTGGTGTTTCATTGGATTGGAATACTAAACAGCGGCTTAACCATCCGTCGTGCAATTCACGAACGGAAATTCCTTCCGCAAACCGTTCCATGGTTGAAGTGCCATAGATGCTTAGACACGGCTCTGAAATTATCCTCTGTTTTCCAGTGTCCGCATACTCCCTTCCGAGGTAGATGGTTCCTGCTGCTGAGTATAGCTTCATAAGCAACGACACAACCTGTGCGTGGTGCTTACTTACTCCAGACTTAATGTGGGATAATAGGTGCCCAATTTCATCCCACAAAAAGAGTGTAGATGGAACGTCTGCTACGCGACTTTCGATTGCCGCATCACCAGTAATCCAGTCACCACCAATCATGCCAATGCACCCGGCATGTTCCGCTAGTCGACGAATTTGATTTGGCCCGTGCGCCTTGCCTGCGCTGGAATTGCCAACCGTCATGCAATACAGGTTTGTGCGGCTCCCCAGGGTATCGCGAATTTTCCTACCGAATAAAGTTCCTAGAAATGGCAGCGCACAAGCCAACGCAAACATCGGTTGTTCACACATTGACGTTGCGTTGATCCATGAGCAGATTTCCCCGAGCAGTCCTGTCGGCTGAACTAAGAATTGGAGTTCGCCAGCATCCCGTTGAATCTCCTCAGTAATCTTGGAATTCGCCAAGGCGGCATCTTCTTCGACTGCGGCGATGCTTAACGGGCTATGTGAGTTATCTAGCGATTTCCCTCTCTTATCGATAAGCCCTTTAATGTCAACTTGCACTTGCTGCGCAGGCGCGTAGGTGGGGTCATCTAAAAGCCAACCGGGAGGGTTCTGCGGAGTCAGCTTCCGTGCTTCCGTGATCTTTCGCCGGAAATCCTTCTCGTCTTTCTTGTCGCTCAGGTCCCACGGCGGAATGCAAACGGGATTGTATTCTCGCGCCAACAGATCGTAGGCTTGGCTGTCTGATAGTTGGAAGCCATGGACCATCGCAACTGCTGCCCAAAGCAGCTTGTCGTGTCCGCCCTGACCTTGGATCGCTGGGTCTATCGTCGCGAGATACATGCTAGCGCGGCGAAGCGTGTCCTTGTCGCTAGTTACCCAATACGGTATTCCAATGCTCTTATTTGAGCAATCGGTATCGAATATAGAATCCGTAATGTCCTTAATAATACCTCCGTTAAGGAACGGCTCGTGCACAATCGGAACGCCTTTTAGCGTGACAACACCTTTTACTGAGGCTGCCCACGGTGCTCGTGTGGCGGGCCGCATGAAGTCGGGGTACTCCGCTAAATCTCGTTGGAAAGGATCGTGGTCAATGCCCCAAGAATAACTCCCGCCGTTAGGATGGATAGATGGAGCCAAGACGACATAATAGCCATCGCCCCTAATGTCGATCCCAGGACGAAAACTGTTCCTATTAGCAGGGGCATTGCCAGTCTTGAAAAACGCATGGAAGCCTCCTCGTGGCGTATTCTGAAGTATCGTATCGGGCAGCGGTGGGAATTCTGCGAGTGACTTCCTTCCGTCAATTCCCTTCTCTGCGTCTACGTCAACATCGACAACATAAATCCCGCTCTCCTTGCCGCAGGCAACGGCGATATTCGCATTCGGCCACCTTTCCCACCACGCGCGAATCTGCTTTTCGTCGGTCGTGGCGTCCTTGACCCCGTGCGCGGTGCAGGGAGTCTTCTTGCCGGCTGCGAGCGGGAAGATTTTCCAGCCGAGAGATGCGTAGCGCAGAGCTTCCTCCAGGAAGTTACTCATTTCGCTCTCTTGATTAAATGAATGAGACTAGTTCCATACCAAGTCTCGTGGGTTCCATCCGAAAAACTCACGCGACATAGCGGTGGCCACTTTCGCCCTCTTGAGTCAGCTAACTCAGTTAGCTTCACATCGGCCACTACTTTTTCTTCTCTGCAAACTTCTATGAGGTCACCTTTATTGAGACACAGAACTTCCGAAGCTAAGTAGTGTGTCATTTCTTTTCCTGTTACGAGAGATTGTAACCAACTACCTCAAAATACTTTCCGTTCTTGCGAACGGTAATCGTCCTGGTGTACTCCAAGATCGATTGCGAAAGGAAAAGATTTCCGAGAGCATCATTCACTGTAGCGCGTGGTCCTTTACCGAATCTCTGTCGCCACCACGTCTGTGCAATTTGGCCAGCGGGGCCGTCGTGATCCAGACATATCCATTCACGAAACATCGATAGGCCGCAACGATACTGAACCTTAACGGAGTCGGGCGATCCCGGTTTAACATGCCGAGAGACATGGACGGAATCGACCTTGAGTATCTCCGGCTGATTGGACAGGATGAACTTATTAGAAGCCTTGTCTCCGTGTAAACGGCGCTCGCGCTCGACGGATTCTAGCCGGTCGATTTCCTGCTTTGGTATTTCCCATCCGCAAGCCGGGCATACATGCACTGATCGACTGAATGATTCGCGGCATTCTTGACATGTCGCCATAACGACCCGCTGACCTATTCCAAGAAGATCAAGCGGACCGTGTTCGTCAATGCAGTTAGCGAAATCAAGAACCAGGCAATAATGTTTATCGGAACATATCCGAAGTCCGCGTCCGACCATTTGTGAGAACAGGCCAGCGGAAAGAGTAGGGCGAAGAAGAACAATACAGTCGATATGCGGTGCATCGAAACCCTCTGTCAGTACGTTTACACAGCACACGGCCCGTAGCCGCCGTGCCTTGAAATCAGTGATAATCCGGTCTCGGATTGCGTGCTTTGTTTTACCCGTTACGCACGGCGCAAAGATTCCTCGGTAACGAAGTTCTTCGGACACCTTTAGGCAGTGCTCCACGTCAACACAGAAGAAGATTACAGCCTGCCGATTCTCAGCCTCGATAATTCGGATCGCTTCTCCTATAGCCCGGATTACAATTGTACCCTTATTTGTTACGCCGGCCAGGGATTTAGTCTTATAGTCACCACCGCTATTTCTTTCGACCCCAGACAGGTCAGGCTGGTACTCGCCTACTTTAGATCGCAGGTTGCACAGATAGCCTTGGTCGATTAAGTCGGTTACTTTCGATCCATAGCACACCTCATTTAGGATATGATCCTTGTGGCAAATGTTCCCGCAACCCATACGAAACGGCGTTGCGGTCCAGCCTACGACTCGCAGCGCTGGATTGAAACGCTTACATCCTGCAATAAACGTTCGATACTTGCCTTCACCGCCTGGAGGTATTCTGTGCGCCTCATCGACGAAGAGGAAGTCGAAGGGAGCGAATTCACCCGACCTTCGATAAATTGAGTCAATCGAAGCAAAAAGGATCGGAGAATCAAAATCTCTCTCGCCAAGTCCCGCGCTAAAGAGTCCGATTCCATCTGCTTCGTAGATTGTTCTGAGCTTTTCGGCATTTTGTTGTACCAATTCCTTCCTGTGTGCTAGTATGCACCCGCGAACATACGGAGCCGCCTCTGCCCATTTACGAATAACTGCGGCCATGACAACGCTCTTCCCGGAGCCTGTAGGTAGCACAATGCACGGATTCGTCTCCTTTGTGCAGATGTGCGTGTGCAGCGCGTCGACGGCTTCGAGTTGGTATGGACGAAGTGTGAAGGTCATTTTTCCGGGTCCCAAAAGCCAATAGCAGTAATTAAATCAAGCATTGCTGCCGTGGCGTGCCAATTTGCGTAGTTTTCGCAAGGCGTCTTGTGCAACGGGGTTTCCACTATCAGTTTCCGGTATGTATCCTCGCGCCTAGGGAAACTGTGTTTAACGAGGAAGTTGACTAAATCTTCGCGGGAAATTCTCATGAGATTCCTTCACCTGCGATGATTGAAAAATGAAATTGCTTCTTGAGCGCGGTAGCATGGTCATGTTTAGCGCGCAAATCTTGCTCCAATAAACATTTGCTACTACAAAATAAATACGTCCACGTCGGCGGTCTGCGCGACCCTGTTGCGAACGGAAACGCGAAGTCGCAGCCACACTGAAGGCATCTCGCCATTTATTCAACTCCATCTCTTATTCGCGCGTCAATGGCTTCGAGTTGGTGTGGTCAATCATCGAAAATTTCCAACTCATCATCGTTTGGAACTCTTCCGCCACGTTCGAGAATCAACTCAGCGAGAGTCTTGTACTTTACGTGTTGTTTAAGTCTGAGACTCATTGTATATACGTCTCTGTACCAGCGATCCCAGGCAGCTACCTCTTTTTCGATGGTAGTTCCATTCGGCAGAATAACGTAATCCGCATGGGCGTCCGCCCAGTCTGAGCCTGAATGAATTGCGGTGATCTTATGGGCACTGGCACTACAGCTTTTCACTTCCAGTAATTTGATCTTCCCCTTCTTTGCGGCTGGTTCCCATTTAACGATCCAATGATTCGGGTCCCCGCATGGGCACGGTCTATCGAAAGCCATCTCTGCCGATGAGTGTATCGAAACCGTTTGTCCGCAGGGCATTGTAATGTCCACTGGAAACCATCCCTGGAACAGCATCCCGATGAAAGTGCTCTCTTTGATAGTCATTCGACTCCCTCTGTCCCTGGTTGTCCTATTGGTATCTGGATGTACTGCTCCGGCAACTCCAGCGAGTGCGTTCGTTCATTCCAGTACCATTAATTCAAAACGGTAATGACACCGGCTGCATCTTCTAGTTGTTTTGCGGTGGGTAGCATTACTCTACTCCCTCTCTGATTTCTGCGCACTGGCGAATGCTACTCGTCCAAATGATCGCAACTCGACCACCAGCAAATTCGGCGGCTTTGCAATCGAGGTTTTCGCTTGTTGCGGTGGGCGAAAGCGTACTGAGGTCTTCGCTGTACAGCTTTTTCCACGCGAGCCTTAGTCCGTGGACCGTTCCTTCCCAGACAATTCGAGAATCCTCTTCGGGATAGCGAGAGAGGACATCATCTGCTGAATATCCAGATGCCTCTGCGTTAAATAGCTCTTTAGCTGCTCCGATGAGCTTGCTAGTAAGAGCCGAGACAGGCAGAGTGCAAAGCTCGTTTGTTGTGAATTTTCCTGGGCCGCGTCCATGTAAGAATCTGTCTCTACTGGCCGTGAAATTGAACTCGATGTATTCTCCATGTTCATCCTTTCCGTAATCAGAAGGGCACGCAAAGCCGATTAATCCCGGCAGAACCAAGTGATCGTCGCAAGCTGCCGTTTGGTCGTGTTCAGACAGGCTTCTTCCGTGCTTCTTGCAAGACCATCTCGCAACTCCATCCATCTCCGGCGTTGCATGGCAACATTGCCGGCAGTTGATAGCAGAAATCGGTAGGGCAGATATTTGCGGTCCATGGCACAGATCATAGGCATCGCAGAAGTGGCACTCCCACCAATCTGATCGTTCACTGATTCGCTCCAGTGGGCTAGTGGATGTAATAATCCGCTTGGCTCGCTCCATAAGCGCATCGAATGCCACTTTATCGAACCGCACGCGCTCTGCGTAAATCTCATCTGTATCCTTGTTGACAGCTATGTACAGCGCTCGCGTCATGCCGGTCAGCCCCATGTACACTTGCATCTGCGCATAATGCTGTGGCTTCGACGCCTGTACGCCTTCTTTTTCGAGCTTCGCGAAGCTCTTGGCGTTATGCGTCTTGAATTCGAGGACGTGCCAAGTTTTCTCAGCAGTTGGAATCCCCAAAGCTGCACCGTCCATGTGGCCGGAGAAATGGCCGCCGATGGCATTCACCGCGAATTGATTGCCGTGCTCATCGACATCGTGGACAGTGCAGCCGATAGCGCGTAGGTCCTTAACGAGACGAGTCTCTTCGAGGTCGCCTGTCTCGAAGAATCGGTATATCCGACCACTGAATTCCGGCTTACAGCAAGCGCGAAACGTGTACCAGAGGTAACGGCTGCACGAATGGCCGATTATCGAAGCGCCGAGATACCCACGATTCGGCTCAGCATCGCCGCGTTGTTTATACGCTGCGTAGATCGCCGAGACGATTGGATGCTCTTGCGGAAAGTACTGTGAGAGGTTGGTCATTGCCTGTCGTCATGGAACATCGTAAATTGCCTCAGCCACTCCTCAAATGTAAGCTCCCTCGCGAAGTTACCTGTCTTAATATGTCGCTTCCAATAATCGACAAAATCATCGATCTCAAAAGCCATCGTTCGCTTCCATTCGTCGATGGTAATGCCGGCATGGGTTTCTTCGCTGCAATCTTTGTCTATCACTGCATACGATCCCATATCACTACGGATCATTGCCGCGTGCCTTGCTATAAGGGTACGCCGGTTTTCGATTTGCGAGTAATCGCAAAATGGTTTGTTGTTACTCATTTCTTCGTCGCCTCTACACTAACCGAGACCTTCTTCGGTTTGACAGTGACGTGCTGCGCGATGCGACTAAATAAATCTGGGTGATTAGCCTCGTACCACCCATACCCAACTACGTCAAGTTCGCGAGTGGTCTTTACCTTAGCCGGCGCTGGGTAGTTTGAACCTTCCAGCAGTTTGTCGATTGCATCAAAGTCGGCCTTGTAGTTGAGCCCTCGTCCGACAGTGATCTTTGTCCCGTCCTCAAGCGTAACGGTTTTCTGTCCCTTTTCTGGGCCAGGAATTTGTGCAGCAATCGCTTCCTCGCTCCTGATTCGTCGTATCTTCCAGAAGTCCTCTTCTCTTTTGTCTTCCAATAATCGTGCGACTAGGCCACGGAGTAGAGTGTTGTTCATTCGTTGATTCCTATTTTAGGTGAAGTGGACGCGAGCAGAGTGGCTACCTTTCGGCTGCGTTACGGAGAATCAGCCTATCGCTCTACACGAAGGGAGTCACTTTGCTCGCGTCCATGCGAGCAGGCAAGGAACAGGAGGAGCTAGTCGATTAACGATGGGTAGTCCTAGTCGTCGCCGTTGAAGGCTGACCAATCGAGGTCGTCTGAGGCGTCCCAGTCGTCGTATAAGGCGTCCCGGTCGTAGTCGTCGATGCAGTCCCAGTCGTCATCCCAGTTGCCATCGTCGTTACAATCAAGGGGATTACTAAACATTTCTATGGCTCCGAAATGAATTGACTTAGAAGGGTATGCCGTTGTCCTTCGTCTGATTACCTCCCCAAGGCGTTTTCATGGGTCCAGCCTGCGGGACTGGAGCGGGAGTCTGAGCCGGCTGATATGCCGATCCGGGCTGCTGGACGGACTGTTGAACGGGCTGCGCGGCGGAAGAAGACGAATAGGTGCGAACGGAATTCTGGTCGTCCTTGACTTTAACGTGAGCAAGGCACGTCTTGCCAAGCAGTTCGTCCGTATCCCTGAGTGCGATAAGTCCGACAGCCTGACAGAGTGCGGAGAGCTGTCTCATTCCGATTTTCACACACTCCGCAGACGGATTGTCGATGTTGATGTAGTCCCAGACCTTCCTGTTCTTGCCGGGGCCATCGAGAATACACATAGTAACCTTGATGTAATGACCGTTGCCGGCTTTCGTTTCAGAAATCTCAGCAGCCTCGATTTCCACCGGATACTTACCCGGCGCTAGTACATCGGAAGTCGGTTCGTGGCTAGCAGGGTCGAACGCATCGCCAAAAAAGTTTTTGAAAGTGAAGTCGATCATAAGTGAGTCTCCAGGGTAGAATAGTTATTGACTTGGGTTTAGTCGGCCTGTTCTTGATTGCCGAACAACTGCTGCTGGCCTCGTATGTCGTCGATGAGTTCATTCAGGCCAGCGATGTTGGTTGTTTGCTTCTTGCGAGCGAATTTCGGGATATTGACTCCGGATTTTCGCAACTTGTTAGCGCGTGCATTCACGCTCTCTACTTTAAGGCCGATCAATCCTTCGGCCGCTTCTTCTGCTGACCCACTGGAAAGCCACAGTTTGACAAATTCAAAGTCGGATAGTCGCGTCTTCAGCGTCGGTCGATCCATTGCAGTAGTACCTCTCTTGCGAAATGAGAAATGAAACATGGGTGTTGATCTTAGCCTTTAGCGCAAATGTCGTATGTTGCAATTACGCAGGTGTTGCCGCAGAAACAGCGTCCATATACGAACCCCAATTGAGCGGAAGCTCATAGGGAAGCTGTCCAAAAACGCCGCGCCCGCCACCCGGATGCGACGGCCGCTTCTGCGTATACAGAAAGCGCTCGCCGCCGGTAACATCGATTCCACGCTTCCGCACGTTGTCTTTGTGGAAGCCGAGTTTCTCTTCTTTGACAACAACCTTAGTATTGCAGAAGAGAATAACGTCAGCCCAACGATATAATAGGTTTGCGGTTTTGTCGTGAATGTCGAATTGATACTGGTCGTAGCTGCTGCCGGCCGGATCATCGAACCGCTTCACCTTAACGTGCCCAATGATGATTGACGCCATGTTCCTATCAGCCCGGAGAGAATCAATCCGTTCGGTAAGTGATTTCCAGGCGATCCCTGCTAATTCAACTCCGGCACCATACGCAAGCTTGCCGTTGTTGATTGTCTTCTCTCCCGCTGCGGCGCATATCCCGCCGTGAATGATTGGCTCCATCGCACTCGCTGAATCAATAACGACTGTTCCGTATTCATGCTTCTCGGAATACAGGGAGTAAAGTGCAGCGTGAACGTCTTCTAATGTGTAGCAAACCGGGAACTGAGATACGTTAATGGAATCTATTCCTTCTTCACCCTTGATTGGAAGAAAGATCGGAGACTCCGACCCGGCAGCGAATGTGCTCTTGCCTATTTTCTCTACGCCCAAGAGAATAATTCTAGGGGCGCGGAGTCTTGTCCCAGCTGAGATTGACGCTAGATCGAATGCCATTAGTATAGGTCCTTTCCGAATACTTCATTCTGCTTTTCTATGTAACGACGTAATGCCTTTACGGTTCTTTCGTTTTCCAGAGCAGTGTTCGCAGACTCCACGAATACGCGGTATCCACGAGCCGTTATTCCTGAGTCAACGAGAAGCAGACTCGGAAAGACCGGCTCTACTCCAAGTGCGATTATTTCAACCTTTCCTTCTTTTTTCATACTACGATACTCCCTTTATCAGCTAGTCTTGCCGTGCTTTGTTTCGTATATATCTTCTTTCTGGTCGCGAGTTCGACGCTTCGGCGGCGGCGGAAGCGGCGTCAGATACCCACTTGCGCGCATTTCGTGCATGACGATAATTTTACAGAAGCTACAGAAGCGGTAACCAGGCTTAACTTGCGATCTCTTACAGCGTTGGCACATTTTCTTTTCCATATCTCACCTGGCGCGTCGTCTGCAAGTGCGTCGTAACGGAGCTTGCTTTACCAGGCGGAATTCTAAGAACGCGCACAAGTCGTCAGCCCTAACGCGCCGGCGCGGCCTTTCCCTAGTAGGAGACGCGCAAACGTCGATGCACGGCAGTTGCCCTGTCCGAAGGAGCCGGGTTACTTGCCGTTCGGTGATGGCTAGCTGTTCGGCTACTTGCTCGACAGTGTAGAGTTGCATGGCTCTCGCCCCTGGAAGATGCAAAGCAATTGAATTGACTCAACTACTATGCTTGAGGCTGCGGTGCGCAGCGCACCGAAAGCGGTGCAAATAGAATCAGCCAATGCCGACAAGAGAAACGTAGCCTCGATAAGCCGTTAATTCGCACGGAAAGCCGGCTTCCATAAGGCGAGAATTTATCTTACTGACGACAGCGCGTATTGCTCCATCGCTTGCTCTTCGGCGTTGCCAAGCAGAGTCTTGCAGCGACTCGAATGAGATTCGCGAATCCGCATAAGCGCAACGTAAAACGGAATACTGAATAGGTGAGAGCCGCGTGCTAATCTGCCCACAATTGACAGTGCGCGATTTGTCAACGAAGGTCAATGCTGGCCGTGACTCGGCGTTACTCTCGACGCGCGAGGCCGGTATCTGGATAGCGAGTCGTCCATCCGGCTTACGCACGCCAGATTGAATGGCTGCTATAATCTCCTGGTCAGTAAGCAGGAAACAGATCACTCAGCGGCCTCCTGCTCCCTCATCTGGATTCCACAAGCGCACACTGGCGGGCCGACTTCATCCAGCCACTTGCGAGTCATTCGCGCAACGCAACCGCACGATTCGCAAGTTACCTTACGCATTCGCGTAGTCTGCTTTGGCGGCGCATAACCTCCGTCCAGCGCAGCATGAGGATACGGCCCAATTTCAGCCGTGAGTATACTAAGCCGTTCCGCCAATTCCTTACCTGCATTCGTCGCAGTCATTTTCCCCTCAAGGCCAATGCGTTTAGCACAGGTCCGGAAGTTACCTTTGTGCCTACACTCCAGCCCCACGGCACAATGGCATAGCTCGTGTACCAACGTAGCCGACACCTCAGCCGGGTCCGTCAGGGTCGGGGATACGAATACCTCGAATGTGTTGTCTCCGCTACGCTTACTCGGCCACGCTTCGCCGAGTGTACGGCTCTTCCTCGCTAACCCCCCCCTGGACGGCCACGAGCACGATGCGCGTATCTTGTCAGGTAATACGAATCCGGTTTCAACGAAGTCGTTCCTCAGTTTTCGGATGCACTCAGACAGCCACTTTTCACGGTTCATTGTTGTTTCTTCTGATTGCTTGCTTTTCGGCGTTGTTTCTCAATTCATCTACCGACGTAAAGCCTGGCACATCGCCATACTTGATTGCTCGCGCTATTCCGCGCATGTCAGATTCGGCTTCTGCCTTGGTGTCGTATGGGCCGCAATCGCAGCACTCGGGAACCTCGATAATCCACCAGCCGTCAGGTCGTTTTTCTGGTTTCATTCACCCTTCCAATTCTGCGATGCGAGATTGCGCTTGTATTCGGCGCGCCACTGATCCGGGGGCATGACGCGGCGAATGTGCGTTTGTTCAACTCCGCGGCTGGAAACGACGGTTCCGAAGTGCTGTGCGCTTAGGCCGCGCTCACCTTTCGGCTTGCCGGTCACCGTGAAGCCGACCTTTTCGAGTTGTATGGCTACGCTAAAGGCAATCTCTTCGCGTATCTCGTCGGCGTCGGTTGCGTCGATCCATTCCCCGTGGAGAATTCCATTGTTGTAGCTTGCCAAGCAAGCCACGTAGACTCTAGGCGTGTCGGTTGCAGTAGTCATCGCTGTAGCTCCAAGGTGAAAAGGTTGCGAAGTGTAGCCTAGTCCGCGCTTGTCCCCGCAAGCGCGGTAGAGGGCACGCTAGTCAATAACCAATTGCGTAATCTCTACGCCTTGTTTACGCTCTAGTGAAGTCAATCTTGCGTCATTCAGGTTGCCAGCTAAACCTGAGCAGTTGCCACGCAGACCCGAGCAGTTGCCAGTCAAACCCGAGCAGTCGCCAGCTAAACCTGAGCAGTTGCCAGTCAAACCTGAGCAGTTGCCACGCAGACCCGAGCAGTTGCCAGTCAAACCCGAGCAGTCGCCAGCTAAACCTGAGCAGTTGCCAGTCAAACCTGAGTAGTCGCCAGTCAAACCCGAGCAGTCGCCAGCTAAACCTGAGCAGTCGCCAGTCAAACCCGAGCAGTCGCCAGTCAAGCTAAAGCAGTAGCCAGTCAAACCCGAGCAGTCGCCAGTCAAACCCGAGCAGTTGCCACGCAGACCCGAGCAGTTGCCAGTCAAACCCGAG